GAGGGACGAGTAGAATCCGATCGCTTCTCCACCAGGGCTGATGTACTTCTGGCCCCACGGGCCGGCATCCAGATTTTGCCGTACTTGGTTACTGCAAACCATCAGGTAATTCTTTTGGACAAGCACGCGACAGGTCTTCCGCAATTGTTCACTAAATTCCTTTGCACGTCGCATGCCCATTTTGTCGCCATCTTTGTTTTCCATTTCTAAGGCAGTTGACAACGCCGCAAGGGAATCAACTATCACTACATTTGGTACTTCAGGGTCTGGATCCCACGCCCGAATTCTCTCGAAGACTTCGGGGATGATATCAGGAATCACGTAATCAATCTTTGACGTGTCAAGCCCAAACAAACGGGCAAATTGTTTGTTCAGACGTGCCTCTGGATCGTAGAAAAGCACATTGCCACCAAGCCGTTGAACGGCCCCCGCCAATTCACATAGCATCACCGTTTTCCCACACGATGGAGGACCGAAGATCTCAACAAGGACCCCGGCGGGGATCCCCCCAGTAGGAAATCGCCCGCCGGATATTGCAAGATCAAGTAGAGTGGAACCGGTACTAACAACGATGGTGTCCGAGCCTTCATATTTCTGTTCTTCCACGTGTGCTAAGGCTGGTTGGGCACAATGTTGACGTACCTGTTCCGATAATGATTTGTTGGGGGCCTTCCGCTTGCGTGCAGTTCGCTTCATCATCTTCACCTAGTGATTTTTCTGGGTTCATTCATCGCTTTCATTTGCATCAAGGCATTCATCCCAAATTTCACAATCATCGCACTCATCGAAATCGTCAACGTCGATACCAAAGCGATGTCCATGAGGACACCGATCCTTCGCCTTCGTCTTCTTCGTCTTCTTCGTCTTCTTGGATGTGCCCTTTCTCTTACGAGTTGGTGTTGGCTCTTCCTCGGGCTCTGGTTCGTCTTCCGGTTCGTCTTCTTCCTTCTCTTCGGGCTCTTCGTGCCGCTGCTTCTTGCGTTTGGTTCTCCTTGTCGTCTTCATTGGTGCTGGCTCTTCCTCGGGCTCTTCCTCGGGCTCCTCCTCTTCCTCGGGCTCCTCCTCTTCCTCGGGCTCTTCCTCTTCCTTCTCCATCTCGTCGACGTCGATTTCAAGGAACTTTGCCTCAAGGGCTTTGTATGGGAGGATCGAAAGAACGTCATCGAGATTAGGGATTTCATCCAGTATGGACTCATCATATGGCTCATCCCTTTCTTCAAAATCAATCCTTGACGCCTCAGCAAATGGACGGCCCGAGCCGATCGTACTTGAATCAAACCGGACTCGCAAAGTGAATCCCTCCTCAAGATCCGGGAATACTTCCCATTCCTCGTTCTCTTCCAGTTCCTCGGTCAGCAGGTTTTGAAAAAGGTACTGGCTCATGTCCCAAATATGCGGCACCCTCTCATGTTTCTTGGAGCGAGGAATCACGACGTAAAGGTTCCGCAATGAGCTTTTCAAGGGGGCCGTCTCCTCCCTGTCTGCTCCCGACTTCATCCTTTCCATCCGGTACTCGCAGATTGGGCACGGTTTGCCAATTGAAGTTGGGCAAACAATCGAATCATTGCTCACGCCGATGTTCCGATGAATCCGAAATGGCCTCTTGTACCAGAGATCCCCTACTTGTGCAACGCCCAATTCGTCATCCCGATCAGGGTGCCTGGGGTCGGTGATAATGTAAGGGATGATATCAAAGCGTTCTCGGCTACCGGGGTCCGGTTGGAACAAATTCGTTCCGGACGGAAGTTTGAGGTAGCCATATTGGCTCCCTTGTTGTCTCGTCCGTAGTGCGTTGGCGCGTACCCGGCCTGCAAACTTACTGTGGGTTCTCTTCCTGCTCATCCTTCGCCTCCTTTTTTCTCGTTAGTTCGGTCAGATCAATCTTTGTTACGATGTCCATTATTGCGGCGGACCAGGCCTTCATTTGGACGTACGATCGAATGAAAGTTACAAACGGCACTAGTACTACAATGCCTATGAGTACCGCTACCAAGATCAATATGGAAGACAGGCTCATTTCAATCTTTCCTCCTCTTCAGTTTACGGGCAACCCCGCCATCAACCTTTTGCTGCCTTTGCTTCCGTTCCCACTCGGCTGATAGATCTCGTGGCACGGAGGGTCCCGCAAAATACTGTTGACCATGTAGCCGTACGAGGTTTTCAAGTGCCGACCTCTTCTGCTCGATGGCGCGCACTGCTGCCAATGCAATCTCTAGTTCATACTTCGCCGTTGTGTATCTTTCGTATGCCTCCTCATACTCCTTTTGGAGGTGAATTGTGTTTTGCACCACTGTCTCGGTTATTTTGATTACGGCAAAGACCTCAGGGTTCTCTCTGATACTATGGTCGAGCTGTGCCTTCACCACCTCCAGATTTTCCTTGGCTCGATCAAAATCTGCCTTGCGCACCGCTGCATTCTTAGCGTAAGACAGCATCAACCTGGGTTGCTCAAGCCACTCCACATCCAGGGATGTCTCGTCGATACTAACATCAGCTTCAAAGTCCATCTTCTAACCCCCTTCTTCGTGCATAATCTCTGGTTGCCTATTCAACTTGATTGTAATATCAAAGGTCTTAGGTCCTTCTGATACTGGTGGAATTCGGCACTCGATAACGTAACCGCTGAATGCAAATACCGTCGAAACTGTTCGGATCCTGTAGTTCTTAGGAGTGGCGTTCGTAAAATCGTCCTTCATCAATTGGTATCCTGTATCGGAAAACGAGAGGGTTAGCTTGACCTTGCCCAGGTCAAGAACGCCAGGAACTAAATCCGACCTGCCATGCAACTCCAGCGTCAATATTTCACGGGACATGACATGTCCAGAAATGTCGTACAAGTTAGCAATCTTACCGAAGGCCCCTCTGCTGTTGCTCCGTTCAAAGACCCCAATCGTTTGCATACCTCTACTCTCCTTTCACTATGCAATAGCAGCCGTAGGTTATCCCGGGCCACCCCGTGTTGTAAATTGGCTCCTGGAATATCTCCAACATAGCAGCCGCCCTATCATTCTCTCCATTCAGGATCACAGACTGACTGTAGCCTAGAATCTGACGTCGTATTGATTCGGGTTCTTGGCCTTGATCTCTCAATCGTTTGATTATGGATGCGACCTTGCCCCAACTACAAGGCTTGATCAGGGTCCGGCAAAGTTCAATGGATTCGGATTGCTCCTGTGCCATCCTCTCAGCGACCTTCATTTTTTCTTCATCGGACACCTGTAACACCTGGTCCAATATCTGCAATGCATTCCTAGGGTGTCCTTGGCTGCTATCAATGATAGATTCGTAGATCGTTCTGTCCAGTTGCCCTCCTTCATTCTTAACCACCCGTCGTAGTAATCGCATCATGGATCGTTCAGGCAATGGCTTCACCGGAAAGCTTGAGCACCTACCTCGCACCGTGCTTAAAAGTCGCTCGGGATTCGTTGTGCAAAGGATGAAGTAGACGTGGGATGGAGTATCTTCAAGGATCTTCAGCAGGGCGTTTTGTGCGTCGTTTGTGAGCTTGTGACACTCATCGACGATCCACACCCGGCATGAACTCTCCATGGGCTTGTACTGCGACTTCCTACGCATCTCGCGTACCATATCAATTCCTCGGAAATCAGCCGAATCAACCTCCCCTAAATCACCCCCACGACAGCCAAGTTCCGATGCAATAATCCTTGCAAGGGTCGTTTTACCACATCCTGTAGGACCATGAAGAAGTATGGCATGCGGGCAGTCCTTGGAAATCATGGCGGACAATGCGGCCAGGGTCTCCTTGTTCCCGAGAACCGATTGAAAATCTCTCGGGCGATATTTAAGGTAAAGGCTCACTATTGCTCCCTTCATTATTATTATAGAATTCCAATGGGGTTCTCAGAAATTCCTTCGTTACACATCCATTATCTTCCTCTCAGCCATCGACGCATTCACTTCACCCAAGGCAAACTCGACCTCTAACGGTACCTTGTTGAGCCAGGTCCATTGTGCGGGCAAGTCCTCAGTCGCAATCCTTTTGACGGTACGTGCCAATTCTTTCACCTCACCCGGGATGGCATCAATTATGAGTTCGTCATGTACCTGAGATACCAACCTACTTTCCCACCCTTTTCTGTTGATTTCCTTATCCACTTCAACAAAGGACCATAGTAAACAGTGGAACGCGGTCCCTTGAAATGGGTAATTCGTTACGTCTTTCTTGCTCATCAGGCCGCTACAGCGGAATCCCGTCAACAGGTCAATATACCCCTTCCTTTGATATCTCCTCCAGATTCGATCCTTCCATCGGTTGTACACCCGGTACCGCTTATTCCAGAAACTGTCTTCGACTCGTCTAACATGTTGCACGAACGCGGCAGGGTTCCTGATCTTCCCTGCCTTGTCGAGTTTGACCAACCCCTTATCCTGTAAATGGACAAGGGCCGGCGTGCCATCCCGAAGTGCCCCCTGCTCAGCCCATTTGAGTAGGCCCTGGGCACAATGTTCATAGTAATCCCCGTAGAACTCGGGGAAAACAAAACCGTTCTTTGCGCCTTGACGTAGTGTTTTTTCTCCAGGATTGCGTTTGTCAAGGTCGTCCAGCATATAAAGCTCAATCGCCATATCCCTGTGCATATCACCATGGATTGTGTCGTGGATAAGTTTGGGATCCTCGGTGTAAACGCACGCCATTCTAACTTCGACTCCGGAGTAGTCCCCGGAGAGGAATTGATGTCCCAAACGAGGTAGTAATACACTCCTCACCAATCGCATTGCCTCCGCATCACGTATAGGGATGTTCTGAAAGTTAGGGTGGTCTGAGGAAGAACGATAAGTACGTGCCAAATGCAAATTGAAGAATGGGTGGATGATCCCCCCAACCTGTTCCCTTGTGTATGCATCAAGGTACGTGTCTCTGATCTTCCTCAATTTGCGCATTTCCAGGATCTTCTCAACTTCAGGAATACCGAGATCCTTCAATGCCTCATCATCTGTCGCCCCTCTGCCGGAGGGGGTGTTTTTCGTTGGTGTCAGATTTCGGACCTTATAAAGATAGTGGGCCAGCTGGTGATTTGAATTGAGGTTGATCTTCCTATTTCCAACAGTGTGTTCCCAGCGACGTCCAAACTTACTGTCCAGTACCTCATGCTCCAGCCTGCGGATTTTCTTGGTGAGAAAGCTCTTTTTCCTCTCACAGGCATCAACGTCAACTCGCATGCCCACCTGTTCCGCCCTTGCAAACGCAAGTAATCCATTGTGCAGTAACTGATAGGCTTCGCGACTTCTTGGGTGGATGTTCATAGTTCGCTCGGATCTATTTGCATGGTTTTCATCTGTAATTTTGACAACCTATACCCATAGAGCGAATCTAGCCCACAGTAGGTCATCAATTTCCTTCGACCCTCTGGTGACCGTATCAACTCAAGGACCTTATTCTGTGAATTTCCACTCTTCCCATCTTTTGCACGCAGATAAGGGGCGATCTCGGAATCATAATCCACAACACCAAAATTCACGTATGTCTGAAATTTCAGCCCCGTGATGCCGGGCCGATTATCAAGCACATGAGCTGCCAACATGCTGTCCCACGCCCAATGCCGTACTGCACATCGTAGGCGCACCTTCGACCATGTGTCCTCAAACTTCATGTTATGGGCCATCTTGCCAGATTTTGTGTCATGTAGCAAATCCAGAAATCTTGAACGGCCCGACTTGGCTTTGGGCATCATAAATACCTGAACATGATTATCGCTAGAACAGACGGAGGCACAGACTATCCTATGGCCGGGGGCGTGTGGTTTGAGCCCGGTTGTCTCATAATCAATCTCGACCAGTCCACGATGGTCAAGGAGCTTGTCGGGGGTATCAATGATTTCAACACAATCCCTGTCGTTGGAAAAACTAGGAAATGGGGCATCTACCATTGCCAACGCGTGCTTGAGATCTTGTCGCCAGATTGACTCCGCTTCGCGACTATCCAACCTACGAACAAAACTTGGATGCCATACAGGGCAAAGCCAGGCATTCAAATCACGGTCGGGCACAATCCAACCTCGCCACTTTGCAATACCTCCTAGATCCTTTTTCCAACGATGTCCTAGGAGGCTGATGAGAGCCTGTTTTCCTAGAACAATGATTACCTTTGGTTTGGTTTGGTTTATCACATTCAATACTATGTGTCTACAGGACGATACTTCATGGGGTGAAGGAGTTCTGTTACTGCCGCTCTCAGTTGTTGGACGACAATTTATGGCATTGATATTCACACAATCCTTGAAGAGATCCACCCCCAAATCTTTGTAGGTCCTACGGAGTAATCTACCCGCACTTCCCTGCCACTGTTTCCCTCTTCGATCTTCCGTTTCACCTGGTGCTTCTCCAACATTGAGCACGCCCATTTCACCATCGCCAAACGCAGCCATCTTTGGTGACAACACATCCTTGTAGAGTCCACAGGAAACACAAGAGTGAATCTTGCCATCTGGATTCATATTGGATCGGACCTCATTGAAGTTAAAGAATCCTCTAAACATCAATCAACCTCTTCCTCCTCCTCCTGTACCTCCTCTTCTGGTACTCCCCAAAGCGCCACCACATGTTCCCAATATTCCCCAGAAAATTTAATTCGATTCTCCCCGAGTATGCACTTCCTGGTCGTAGTCAAAACATCCGCCAGAAACACAGGATGCACAGAGAACTCAATAGTATTGCCTTTGTACCTCGCCCGCATTGTCTCCTCAAACCACCCAAGTTTATCCTTGGCACGAACAATAACCCGGCCCTTCTCAAGATGGATAACCACCTCTTCTTCTCTCTCCAATCCCGTTTGAGAGAATATCTGTGCGCGGAAGAGTGCTTCCTGCATCCCCCTGGGTAAACGAAGTGTTGGCCCATCAACTGGAAGGATCGAATCAAGTTTTGCTGATGGATATTCACCCTCAAAGACGCGGCATGAAAAGACCACGTCATCCTCAGTCTTGAAGTGCACCCATCCCTCACTGTGTGCAATCCATTTTACATCATCATACTTAAATAGCTCCTTTGCGGAGGAGGCGGGTATCAAGAGGCCCTTGTCACCACAAGGTATCTCCCCGGCAGTCGTATATTGTACTACACGATAGCCGTTGGAACTCTCAATCTTTCCATCCTTTCGCACATGAACACATGTTAGAAGTGGATTGCTGAGATTATTGGAGCAGATCGGGACGCAGAGTTGTAATCCAGAGATGAACCTGTCAGGTAGCTTTTTCCAATCTTTTACTTCTCCTAGTTCCTCGAGCGGGAGTTTCACTTCTCCTTCCACACTAAGCCCTGCACGAGCGCCTCCCCAATGTGCCTCCAACTGATCCTTGTCATGGATCAACTCAATCTCATCTTTATTCACTCTAGTGAGAAGCCGGTGAAATCGTTCAG